GCCCAGAGTACCAGTGGTGCTCAGGTTCTCGTTGCCGAAGTCAATCGCGCCACTGGAGTCAGTGATGCTCCCGTTCGCCAGGGTCAGGTTGCCGACCGTGGTGCCCGAGGCGAGGCTCGAGGCATCATCGGCGGTCAGCGCACCAACCTGGAGATCGCCGTGATCGTAGCCTGCGCCGCCAGTGTCGATGGTGGTGCCAGTGGCCGGGTCCACGGTAGTAGTGTCGAAGAGCTTCAGAACACCATCCGTGGCATCCCGGAAGATGCCCCAGAAGCGCTGCGAGCCATCGTTGTACGTGCCGTAAAGGCCCATGTCGACGGTGTCGCCCCCGGTGTTGCCGCTGGCGAGCTCGATCAGCGGGTCTTCGACCGACAGAGTCTCAGTGTTGGTGGTGACAGTGGAACCGTTAACCGTCAGGTTACCGGTAACTACAAGGTCGTTGCTGACAGTAAGGTCGTTGCCTACGACAAGGTCACCGTTCCCGTCCATAGTGGACGCAACGTCAGCCTTAACCTTGCCACTCTCTAGAAAAGCTAGGAAGCCCATGAACTCTCCTTGGTGCTAGGGGCTGCCTCGAGAGCAGCCGGCGTCTAGACAAAGAGTAGGGCAGAATAGGGACGGAAAAAGACTTAGTCAGCTGCTAGGAAACTACCAATTTGTCCCAACAGAGTGGAAATGTCCGTAACTTCTGCGAAAGGCGGCTCCGCCTCTTCGGCCGCCGACGAAAGAATGTTCATCAGGTTACGAGTGACCTGGTTGTGCAGGACCACTCGGTCCTGGCTTCGTTGGGCTACCGCAGCTTTAGCCTCTTCTAGCTGTTGCTGCAGGCGCTGCTGAACCTCCGCAAACTTGCTGGAGTATGCAATCTCATCTTTACGGAGAGCTTTCCAGGCCGAATAGAGCTGGAGCAGGTGCTCCTCGGTGATGGCTTCGGGAGCTGGCTTCGTAAACAGGCTCATGTGTACGCCGTCATGATTCGAATGTTAATTAATACCTGGTCGCTCATGTGACTACCCACCTGAACAACCACGCGTCCCGCCGCAACTTCGGGGGGACTAGTGCTTAGTTTACCTGGGTCAGTAGCTGATAAAAAGAGAAGATCGCCAGGGCTAGCCCCAGGGGCACCGTCTTCCAGTTGGTACTGAGAGAGTCCACTGACCTTAAGGCTCGCGGAAGCTCCGTGCGGGACGTCTGCTGCGACAAACCCAACTCCAGCTCCGGTGAGCTCACTCGTGGCCACAGCCAGCTGGAGCTCCTCGCTGTCGTCAACGTAGACAAAGGCGCCTTCGTTGATGGTGTTGCCTGTGTTGTTGAGAAACGCCGGCGTGATTACGCTGCTGGCGCCTAACTGCGCGGTGATGACGATCGGGTTAGGCTTCGGGATCAGGCGGATTGTCGACATCGACAACCTCCTCTACGGGCTTCTGGCGTCGACGGCGCGTCCGGCGGGGCTTCGGAACGTCAGGGACCGAGTCCGCAACTTTGACGGGCTTTTGCTTCTTATAAGCCAGGTGGCTGGGTAGCGGACCCTCGCAAAAGACCCCGCGCGCTACCAGGTACTTCACCGTGGCGTCTTCAAACTCACGCTCAGTAAGCAGCAGTTCTTCCAGTGGGGCTACCCTGCGCTGCCCTCCAAAGAGAAGCACAACGTTCTCAGAGAGGTTAGAAACCACGTACATGCTTAGTCGTCCTTAGTTAGGTGACGCGCGGCTAGTATACCTGCTGTGGGCAGGCTTAGTAAGCCCCCAACTGCCAAACTAGGTAGTAGGCCGTGGCCTGCGTACGTTTTCCACGCACCAAATAGACGTTTTCTAGCTGCGTCATACGCCTCGCCAGAAATTCGTCCCTGGTCTTGCATGGACTTAAGACCCTTGAGGGCTTTAACGCTAGCCAGACCTTCTTCACCAAGAACCTGGGCTGCAGGTATACTGGCCAGGGCCATGCTCGCAGGTACGTGCCCTGTCGCATCCGTGTCCCCGGTGGCGGCCATGTACAGGCCCCCCGCGCCGAGACCCATCCCCAGGCCTCTACCAGCACCAGTGCCGCTGAACCTACGAAGCTTATTGAGTAGCCCAGGACCTTCCTTGGTGGCGTGGCCTAGCTCGTGGGCTACGACGTCAGCCTTGTTTATAATGTCGGAGGACCCGATGTTGATAAGGCCTCGGCGCCTAGCGGGGCCCAGTATTTCGTCGCCGTGGTGTTCTAGCCCAAGGTCTTTTGCGGCACTAGGGCTTTTCATGGCGTCCGCTAGCTGATCACCAAACTGGCTCTGCACAAAGTACGCGTTTTGTCCTTTAGAGTGGATCTGGTGCGGAGCATATAGAGGCCCACCGGGCTTACTAAAGCCTAACGATTCGGCGATTTCGTCGTAAGTCAACCCCTGGCCGTGTCGGATTTGGGTTTTGGCTTGCTCAAGCATTTCCGGAGAAGCGTCAGCCATGCCTCCTATGTTCTTAGGAAGCTTAAGTTCCCCAGGAATGTCTTCCGCAGGAAGCGGGCGCCGTTCATTCCAAAGGTCCTGAAGCACAGACTCTCGTGTAGCGTCATTTCCTCCTCTACGCGCGTAGTGCCCTCCGCTGGTTTCTTTGTCGGGGTGCGCAGCCCGGGCCTTAGCTAGTTCTACTTCATGATCAATGTCAGAAACATTGCCTTTGAAGATTAGATCGTCTGGAACCTTAGTATCTAGCAGAGTGCGAGCACCGCTAGTCGTTAGCATTAACCCCGCGGGGATGCCTAACATAGAAGCTGCCATGCCAGCCGCGTGATTGCGTTCCCACTCCTCATCAGAGATGGCAGACGGCGCTCGGAGCAGGGAAGGCTCATCTTCCCAAAACATCCGCGCTAGCTTTGTAATCGGACGGGGGCGCATGGCGGGGCTTACTCCTCGTAGGAGGGAGCTTCGTCCTCCGACGCCTTGCGGCGGGCGCGGCGGGTGCGCTTGGACTTCTCTTCCTCAGCAGGGACCTCAGGCTCAGCAGGGACCTCAGGCTCAGCAGGGACCTCAGGCTCAGCAGGGACCTCAGGCTCAGCAGCAGGGACCTCAGGCTCAGCAGCAGGCTCAGGCTCAGCAGCAGGCTCAGGCTCAGCAGCAGGCTCAGGCTCAGCAGCAGGCTCAGGCTCAGCAGGGACCTCAGGCTCAGCAGCAGGTGAACCCTGGACTATAACGAGTTTGCCCTCTTCCACTAGGGCCTTGAATCGGTCCGTGGCCAGGAGGGTGTCCGGGACCCGGACTACCTTCCTAGGGTAGAAGCCCCACCACCGCTCTGAGATGATTACGCGAATGTGCCTCTTAGAGACGTTCTTTACCTTAGCCACGTTGCTACCCTGCTTGGGGAATGTTCTGAACGAAGTATAAAAGAAAAGGCCTTGGAGGGAAACCGCCAAGGCCTTTAGTTACGTTCCTAGGCTAGGAACTTACGCGCCGGGCGCAGCGATATCCGTGATCCTGGCGATGCCGTTCACGTTGCCGATACCGATGCCCGGAGCCGAGTAGCTCCAGAACTCGATGATGTCAGCCTCCTGCTTGATGAACAGGGTGGCGTCCTGCAGCAGGAAGAAGTTGCCGAGGTACTCCTGCGGGGCGAAGAACCAGATCTCATCGTTGGCGATGATGTCGTTCTTGATGGTCGTGATGACCGGGTACCCGTACAGGCTCTTCTCGCCCTCGATGCCCTCATTGTAGTGACGCGAAGCCACCGAGTCACCAATCTGCGCGGCCTGCATTTCCATGGCGTAGTTGTACAGCTCCTTAGTCATCAAGAGCTTCCCGCAGGGAATCTTGTTGGCTAGAAGCATGTTGACACCAGCACGAATGATGGCAGGGTCGAAGTTCGCAGCGCCAGCCTTAGCCGCGGCGGTGCCTTCGTTAGCAACAGGTACCGCCGCCTTCACCGTCTCCATGAACTTCTGGTCTTCCTGGTCCGCCATATCCTTGACCGAGTTGTCAGTCAGGATCTTGCGGATGTCGTTCTGATAGGTCATCAGCTCGAACTTCGACTTCGTGAACCGCTCGGATTCAACCTTGCCGAAGTAGACCGAGTACCGGGGACCCCGGAACCAGCTGCGCTGACCCGTACCCTTGAAGGTCACGTAGGTGGCCGTGCTGTCCGGCTCCTTCTCGATGATCTTCCGGGGCTGGTCCGTGTTGACGTCGCGGTCCAGCTCATCGGGGCCGATCTCAACGGGCTCGAGGATTTCCCGGGCGAACGAGTCCTGGCGCATCCGCGAACGGATGAACCGGGAGCCCTCGTCCTCGGCTTCCTTGACCCGGCCCTCCTCGAGCTTCCGAACGAAGTTCGAGTTGATGAACTGGGCGCTAAGCTCTGCAGTTTCCTTGCGAGGCATTTTTAGCACCCTTCCTTAGAGGCTGATGTAGAGGTCGCAGGTGGCGTTGTCGCCAGCGCCGACCACCTTCAGGCAGTATCCGAAAATCTGCGTGGTGGTGGGGAGCACCGCCTCACCGGCAGCAATCCCAGCGTCAACAATCTGGCCGTTGAGCAGGGTAACCGGACGTCCCGGGGCCATGAGCGCCTCGTCAAACATCTGGTCCGCTGCAGCCTTGTCGGGGTCGTTCCATAGACGAACGATGTACCCGCCGCCAAGAAGAACAGTGATCCGACCCGAAGCCTGCGCCGAGTACTCGTCGCGACCCTCGATAACAAGACCCCAGAGCTCGGGAGCCTCGATGTTAGCGTGAGCCGCCCCCGCGATCAGACTGGCGTCCTTGGCGGTACGCGCTTCGTCCACCGGGGCGTAGCCTGCACCGGCAGGATCCAGGCGAACCCAGTCTCCCGTGTGCAGAGAATCGTTACTCGGCACGCCGATGACAAGGTCCTCAGCGACCGCGCTACCGTTCGGCCACCCACGGAGAATGTCGAACTTAGAGTTCAGAATCGACATCTATTTTCTCCCTACTTAGAGAGCCAGTTGAGGAAGCGCTCATCGGCCGCAGAAGCCCTGCCTTCCTTGTTTTCAATACCTGCTGTCTTAACAGAGTCGGGTCCACCGAACTCATGCGCAGACTCTTCACTAGCTAACTTAGAGAGAATCTCGACGACAGACAAGTCCGCAGCCGAGAGTTTCTCTTTGATTTCATCCTCGTCCAGACCGGTGGCCAGCGCAACCTTGTCAAGCACGGGGGACACGAGGCTGTTACGAGCCTCGCTCTCCTTACGCGCGTAATCAGCAGCACGGGCATCGTACTCGTCAGCCGCAGCTTCGAGTACGGCGGCTACCTTCTCTAGGAGTGCGTTACTCATGGCTCACCATAAATCTTAGACTTCAGGAATTCCATGCCAATAGCAGACACAAGAAGAGACGCGCACTTTTGGGTGCGGTCTGTCTCATCCGCCGCGGCTTTGGTGCGAAGCAGCTCTGCTAGCTTACGGAGTTCTTGCGCGGTGACCTTGTGGTTCACGGAAGCCTCTCCACAAAAGCGTTGAGTTCTTCGTACGTCGGGTCTGTGTCAGAAGCACGAAGCAGCTCTGCCAGCTTACGCAGTTCTGCACCTTTCTCGGTCACAGGGTGCGCGGGCTCAGGCTCCGGCGCAGCGCTAGCAGTTTTCTCACGGTAGGCCTGCTTAGCCTCTGCGAGGATGCTGTCAAGCGCCTCTACTAGTTTGGACTTAGACATCAGATGCTCGTGAAGTCATACCCGCCGTAGTTGCCACCAGGTAGAAGTCCCTGGTTAGCAACCATGCGGTTAAGGCCCTGTAAGAGGTGCGGAGCTGCCAGGCCCGTGGCCAGGCCCCCGCCGTATGCCAGGCCGCGGTTTAGCGTAGCGTTGCCTTCACCAGCGCTCTCGCCTGCGGCGTAGCCTCCGGCAGCACCGGCACCCGCGGCTCCCAGGCCGGCAGCACCGAGCCACCAAGGACTGATGCCGCCCCCAGAAGCACCCTGGGCGGCTTCCGCTGCGGCCTCGCCAGCTCCGGCTCCGGCACCGCTTGCGCCGCCTGCGTTGGGAGCCTGCCAGTCAGGCATCTTGGCCAGCCGCTGCTCATCTAAGATGCGCATCTGTTCCTTGGGGTCCAGTTTACCCATCGTAGTAGCATCGGGCGCGCGCTTTACTTTACGGGCGCCACCGGACATGAGTTTACGTACCCCGCCGGGAAGCCCACCGCTGGGAGCCCAGAACGCCTCTTTGGTGCTGAAGTCAGCAGCGAAATCAACGCCAGCCACCTTCTGCCGCTCAGCTTCGAAGAGCTCGAAGTATGTATTTAGAGCAGCGGTGCGCATCTCTTATCGCTGACCAACCCGCGACAGCAGGCTGAGGGTGTTCCTGTAGCCCTTGTAGGCGCAGTGTTCCGCAGCGGTCTTAATGACCTCCGCGGTCTTGACGTAGCCGTCCTGGTACGCCGATTGCGCAGCGTGGGCCAGCTTCTCCCGCGTCTCGCGGTAGCCTAGTTCCATGGCCTGCTTCGTAAGCTCAGGGTTGGCTGCGGCGAATTTCTCGAAGCTGTCCGCCGACGCGACCTTCACGCCCGACCCTGCGGTGTTGTACTTGTCCATGCGAGCAACAAAGCCATCACAGAGAGCAGCGCCAAAAAGCTCCGCCTCCTTGATGAGAGCTTCCTGCTCCGCAGTGGCAAGACGCTGCGCGATCTTGGTCAGGTCCTGCGTAGGAGTAGCCTGCGGCCGTGCGCCAGCAGTCTTAGTCTGCGTATCCGCCGCAGCCACTGCTGCCTTGACAGCATGGCTAAGCGTATTAGCTGTGTCAGTCTGGACAGAGGCGGTCTTCTCGGTGGGAGTGTCGGTCCCAAGCTTGTCCAGAATTTCCGAAAGGCTAGGCATCTTACAGTTCCTCTCTGGTGTACCTGCAGACCACGGTTCAACAGTATACGTGTTTTACAGGTGGCACAATAGTTCAGGCTAAAAGCCAGGCACCTAGCGCCTGGGCTGTGGCATCAAAATCAGCTTGTTCTCCAAGCACCGGGTCCACCGACCCAAGCTTGACAATCGTCTCAGGTAGTTTAGTCGGTGTGTACGCGCGTGCAAAGAGCCTATCTGCGTAAGAAGACACTGCGAACTGCGGTACATAGCTGGCGGTCCGTTCAACGAACGTAGTGCTGTCAGGTACAATCAGGTCCTCTCGGACTCGCATAGACTTAGGGCGCATCATAGCAAACGCGCCTGCACCCAGGCCCCCGGAAGCTAACCAGCGAAGTCCGCGATCACCGATTGTAGGCTTGAGTAGCTTGTTTGTGAGAGCGGCCAGCGCCAGGCTGCCAAGAGCGCTGCCCCCTAGTGCTTTAAGGTGCAGGTCTTGTGCACTCCGCACCGCGCTACCGGTGGTGTAGTGCAGTTTCCCCGTGGCTGTGTCCCGAACCGGGATAGCAGAGAGATGGCCCCCCTCAAACGGAGACCTAGACGGAAGTACCGGAGACGAGGCCAGCTTCATCATCCCGCGATCGGTCCAGTCGCGCCGGGCGGCCCAAAGCGCAACTTTCTCTTTCACTTCGTCATCAGGCTCAGCGCTGGGATCGATTACCCCTGTCTCGATTACCGCGGACGCTAGTTCTGGGTGCTTCGCCATGATGCGAAGCAGATCGCCCTGAACGCTGATTAGCTTTTCAATGACACCCTGCGGTAGCTGCTGGCCTGTCAGAGAGTAGACTAACAGACGCAAGAACTCAGGAGTAGTAAGAAGTACCCCCATGTCTGAGAGGCTTGCGAGGACCCGAGGGAACTTCTTACCGGACAGCCACCCTAGGTCATCGTTGTCAAGCGGCTGGTAGCCGGACAGCACCTTGGGGATGATGTTCTTTACCCAGCCCCGAAGGAGCTTAGCGTTGTTGGGGTCGGTGCTCTCTTCGGAGTCCTGCCCTGCTGGACTGACCCCGAATCCAACACCCTCGACGTACTTGTCGATCTCCGCTGCTTTAGAGAGAAGGCTCGCCAGGATCTCTCTAGCTGCTACTTTCTCCCCCAGGGACGCTGACGACTCCGTGAACTCTGGCGTTGCGCTGTCTCTCGCTACTTTCTTGAGCATGTAGCCTGTGCGGTCCGCCGGACGCCACACAACAGAGATGTCAAAGAAGACAGGGTTGGGGTTGTCTACGAAGACAATGCGGCCATCCGGGAGGATCTCGTTTAGGTGGTACTTAGCGTGGTCGCAGTACTCCGCGCGACTGGGGGCTTTATTAGCGCAGATGGAGCAAACGTCGAACTTGATCCTGCACCCCATCGAAACCGCCAAATCCCGCCCATCACGGATTTTGCTAGCGATATCCGGGGCTTTAGCGTCATCAATTTCAAGCACCAGCTCTACGCGGTGCATGTCTTCGTTGTAAAACGACTTAACTACACGTCCGAAAGACTTAGCAGGGTCCTTGTTGACGTGGGACCGGTATACATGCGCAGACGACTCAAAGGTCTTGTGGTGCTTGCGCAGCTCTGCCTCGGAGAATCCATCCCCATTACGGTTAGGCCCGTAGTACTCGCTAGCACCGATAGCCAGGACAAGGATGTAGGTCTTACCTGCCTTGGGCTTGATGCTCTTAGCCCAATCGCTGGCTTCGCTAGCGGTTTTGATGGTCTCCGGGTGGCGGAGATCCAGTAGCTGTACTGTAGGCTCAATGGTACCCAGTCTGCGGGAGACCAGCCTATCCTCGAGCTCCAGGAACTTTGTCAGGGACACTTAGTCCTCCAGGATGAGCTCCGCCACGATGTTGGAAAGGTGGCCGGCAGCGTGCTTGGTGACCTCGAGGTGATAGGCACTCGCCTCGGGAGCCACGACACTAGCACTCTTCACCAGCTTAGCAAAGGTCTGGTACGCAGCCTCAGCGTCAGCAGCGGTAGCAGCGCCATCAGCGGCCGTCTTGGCTCCCTGCTGTCCTCGGTTACCCATCATCTGACTGAGCCCGTACACGCCTGCGCCTACGCCCAGGGGCACCGCAGTCATCAGCGCCGTGTCCCTGAGGTCTTCGTTGGCCTTGTTGGCCACCATAGCGCCTGCGACACCTAGAGGCACCGCAGCTCCGGCGCCCATAGCCATACCTTTGCCTACAGACCCCAGTGCGTTGCGGACGTTGTTCCCCTTAAGAGAACTCAGAATCCTGGACCCCATTTTCTCAAGGCAAGCAATGACCGCAACGTCATGAGCGAACTTAGCGTTGAGGACGTTCTCCCGCTCCTCGCCCTCGCGCAGCTCTGCCAACTTAAGCAGCGCCTGAGACTTAGCGGCATGCTCTACCATAGCAGGCAGAGACGCATACGCAGTGAGATTGCTCATTACCGCTTCTCCGTTAACGCTGCCGACGCTTCTAGGCCCTGTCGGACAATGGTCCACGACGCGTTCTTAAGGTAAATCTTTTTACCTAACTCACGCAGCGCTGCGTCCATGTCGAAATCTGCTACGCCAGCCGTCTTAGCCATGAGCTCGTGGAGCTGCCCGGAGGAAGCTAGCTGGGCAGCCTGTCCCGTAACTTCCGGTAGCGCACCAGCGGTCTTGAGGTACTCGGTTAGGGTGTCGGTGTGCGTCATGTCCTTACTTCTTCTTCGAGAAGCGGCCAGTGACCGCAGTTTCAGCCTCAGCCAGACCCTTGATGCTCATGAAGTCCAGCCCACCCTCGTGCTGCACCGCTTCCCGCAGGAAAGACTTAGTGGCGTTGAGGTCGGTGGACAGGTTCGGGGCAAACCGAGCCATGGAGTGGTACGCCTCGAGCACGCGCTTCATCGGCGCTTGCTTGATGATATCGTCTTCCTTGCGGAGCTTAGATAGCACTGCCTGGCGAGCAGGGCTGTCTACCAGGGTGTTCTTGAGGCCCTTGACGGTGTCTTCCGCCAGGCCCCCGAGGATCCCCGCTGCGCTTTCGACAGCGAGACCCACGGCCTTCTCCGCGGCAACCTCGTCAGCCTTTACGCGCGTAAGCAGCCCGCCCAGGCCGTCGTTGAGGCCCCGGTTGATGCGGTAGCCATAGGTACTCATGATGGGCTTGCTGAGCTCATCCAAGTTGAGGATAGACCCGCCGATTATGCCGCCCGTCAGGATGTCCAACTTAGGCTGAATACCCTTGTCCAACACCGGAACTGCACGCCCGCCTCCACCGCTGTTGCCGCCACCTCCTGCGCTAGCGCCAAACAAACTTCCCAGAAAAGCCACCTTCTCCCGGTACGCTTCCGCGGTCTTACTTTCCATAACGAGACTCCATGAGCTCTAGGCCCGTCTGGGCGTGCAGCCCGCGTTCCCGGGAAACAATGAAGTGCCCTGCGGCAATGAGCGCCGGGGACTCGTCGTAGACGCGGTACTGCGCGGCTACCTTAACTGTGCCCTCGTCCGGCATCTGCGTGTACGTAGGGTAGCCCAGCTTCTCCCGCACAGCGTTGATGCAGTGCACAGCATCGGAGCCGTACGCCGCCAGGCTATCCTGCTCCCAGGTAGCCAGCTTTTCTCGGCTGTACATGCCTCGAAAGTCCTCAGCGATAGCCTGGCTTAAGTCGTCACAGAAGTAGAACGCCGACGCGATCTTGTCTCGAAGACCGTCCATGGTCCTAGCGATGCGTACTGCATTCCACTCTGCATTGCGTGCGCTGACTCGAGGCTCCCAGGCTGCGGTCTTACAAGAGCAGCTTTCGCAGCCACCCTCACAGTCGCAGCCCCCTTCTTCCATGCTCTCTTCCGCAGAGTTCTCATCGGCTACGTCATCGAAGAATAGTCCGTCGCCCTCATCCTCGGGAGGGGGGTTGGTGGGGTCGTCAGAAGCCTGCTTTACGGGGCGCACATCAACAGGACCACCGTAGTACTTATCAAGAGTAGACTGCGGGTCCGCGACCTCGAACTCGACCATACGGTCGTCACCTGCGGTCTTTCTGAACAGATCTAGGAAAGCTCCGGTGTTAGCCATCTCTACGACGCGCTTAACCTGCTCCGGGTTGAGCTCCTCGCGCTTGGCTACCTTAACGATCCCGTCCTCGAGAGACGTGCCGTCGTCAATGAACATAGCCACAGCTTCTTTGGCTAGTTCCTCGTAATCCTGTCGCTTCATTGAGGGCTCACAGAGTGGATAGCGATGTCTGCTCCAAGTTTATTTCGGCTGGTGGTGATATCCAAGCCGGTGAGCTCGATTCGTAGCTCATCAATGGAGCGGATACGGTCATTGTTGTGTTCTAGCACAGCATCCGCGAGCCGGATAGTGTGCGGTAGCCATGCCCGCGCCTCTTGCGCTGCGGCATCGTTGAGTCGGCTGAAGATGTGCTCTCGGCTACGCCACATGGAATCAGCCAGCAGAGTCTTAAGCATCTCTGCTACGGAAAGGCTGTTGTTCTTACCAGTTACACGCCACTCGACGTATTCCCACCCCAGCTTTAGGGCCCAGTTCAACATATCCCTGTAGTACTGCTCGTCATCAGTGCCCGCAGGGAGGTGTTGTACGAACGAGTTCTTGAGCAGGCGGTTACGGAACACGTCTGTTTCAAAAAACAGAGCTCTGTAGGCTAGGACAGTATCTTCTTCCACCTCAGTGATAGAGAGGATCTCCCCTATGGGGGTGTTAGAGAATAGCAGCGCAGACAGCACAGTACGCGCGTACGGGATAGCGTTAAGGCACACTGCCTCGTAGACGCTGGCTACCACCTCTTCAGTACCATCAGACCGGATGAAGTCCACCAGATAGTTCTGATGTCTGTCCGGAAACGTAGGCGCGGACCCGTGGTCCGTTTGTAGCCACTTAGTGACTTCCCGGTACCGGTAGTCGGGGGCCCTGTAGTAGCCCTGCGGGATTACTGTCCGGACGTGGTCCATGTCGCGCTGCCTAGACCCTCAACACTGGGTGCCTCTGCAGCTAGAGTATGCCTATCCAAACGGATAATCAAATCTCCAAGTCCGCGGAATACCTGCTTTAACTTCGCCTGGAGGGTAGAGAAGTCCTCCTCTCCAAGCTCTTCCATCAGGTCTCCCTGCTTCATGGCTACCGACAAAATGATGCGCCCCAGGGAGTCCAGAGACTTCTCCAGGTGAGGCAGGTACTGCGCTACTAGCTCTGTCATCTCAGCCGACTGGACTAGAGAAGCCACTGCGGCCGTGTCGAATACACCTGCGTCACGAAGGTCCGCTGCGGCCTCCATGAATTCCGGGTTGATGGGGGGCGCCTGCATCTGTCCGCCAGGAGCACCGCCCATCATGGAGGGGTCACCGCCCATCATGGAGGGGTCACCGCCCATCATGGAGGGGTCACCGCCCATCATGGAGGGGTCACCGCCCATCATGGAGGG